CTTGATCGTTTGTGTGCCAGCAAAATAGTTTGTGGTGGTAGGAGTAGAGCAGGCGGCCTGGGCATACTGCAATGCAGATGTAACATTAGAGGCGACAACGGGCTTCCGAAGTTCAACCTCATACGTGACCCAAAGGTCACCAAGAACACCATTGTCAGCTTGTTGCCCGGAAGTGGCTACATGAGTGACACCAAGGTCGTACATGAGTATAGAGTCACTAGTCGGAACCGGACCCGATCTCACATACTGAGTGGCGAAAGGGTTTTCTTTAGGGTTGCACTCAATTGGATGGACGAAAGTCTCTGCAGGAACGCCCTCGCAAGCCCAATACTCATTGAGCATTTCAACTTTGGAGGCAGGCACAGAGTCGGAAGATCGATAAGAGGTTTGAATCATAACACTGCCAAGAGCAGGATTAGTAGTGGACACTGCATGTCCACTCGTGGGGATGTAATGAAACACAACACCTCTAAATCGGTATTCCTGATACTGATTAGCAATCCCGTGCAACCAAGGGAAAGTGGAACCCATTCCAGGGTTCAATGAATAGGAGTTCTGGACAGTAAAGGCCTGGGAGCCTTTGATCTCACCCAAAAACTCCTTGTGCCGAACAACCACTGATTGGGACTGGTTGTGCATGGCAGCGATTGAGTTGGAGGTATCCTTTCCAGCTTTAGAAACAATTGAGTTAACTGAAACTGAATAGGAACCCGATCCAAGCCAACGCGATAGTGCCGCGCCCATAGATTGGCCCAAGGACGAGGCAGCTAATGGGTGCCCGACCAGGGTGCCAACAGCACCCCCGGCGAGGCCACCCAAGCCACGCAGAGCAGCACCAAGTCTTGTCAACTCAGCCTTCTCTTTCTTAATTCGGGCCTTACGGCCCTTAGCTTTGCCTGTTTTAAGGCTAATAACAACGTTCTTCTGTTTGGATTTGGTCATATTAAACAAAATTATTTCCCGGCTACCATACCAAAAACAGAATTGTAGGTGAACATTGGTTTGCTGACAGCATCCCCAATATGCTGCCAAGGCTGGCTCAGGTCCATGATCAACCGATCATAGCATTTCTCTATAGCGACCTGTTGGTCTGGAGTGATACCGAATGCACGGTAAAAACTCACCCTAGCGCAAGGGGTGGGTTGAGTAAAATGGGTGTACCCTCCAGCTAAGTACTGCCGGGAAGTACCACGGTACACGAGGCGTTGAAAACCGAGACTGGCGTAAACACCATGTCGACGGTACATACGAGCCCAATGCCCAAGAATAGGGACACCATCATACATAAACCCCTCACACATGCCAACAGCCATAAGCCAACGACGCAAGTCACGGGCAGTGCGCAGTGGTATCAGACACATGGCCGCTTTCTGAACAACAACGAGAGGGTGCCTCACAGCACGCCATCTCGAGCCATCAAACAAAGGTTGAGTTTGGCAAAACTCGATGCGTTCGAAAACGCACACGGGTGGTTCTACGGTAAGTCGAAAACCGTATTTAAGGAACCAAGGCACTATCTGAGGGCCGACAACGGCAAGATCAGAGCGCTCAACAATAAGAACGCAGTCATCACCATTGTTGGCCAAGCGGTATACAATACCAAGAAAATCTAACAAGGAGTGCACTAGGGAGCACATGATTATGCAATTACCCAAAGAAGTATTTAGATCACCAGAGCTGCGCGTGCCGCTCATGGCGAAATTGAGTCGGCCATCAGCAAACCGCGCCTTACCACGGTTAAACAACTGCTGGTTGAGCAACCACATTAGGCGCTCACAGGTGCCACTGTGACCGAGTCCACCGACGTTGGCGGCAGAGATATAAGCCATGTACGGATCACATGCCAAATAAATGGCATTATAAATCGAGTGCTCATAACGTAGAGCCTCGACAGAGACGTGCATGTCAAATTTCTTGGCGTCAAGCCCGATGGCTACAGGGTCAGCAAAAGTCACCCACATTGAGCGCAAATGTCTGGCTGACTCAAAGTGGTCGTAGCCCTTAATAATAGTAGGACCACCACACACCTGATCAATGGCTTTGAATATTGGTTTCTCCAAAGCTTTCAAATACCTTGCCAATTCGAGGTTATACTCCGGCGAACGCGGATTAATAACCCTAGGCGCCTTGGTCAAGGCGCACTTCTCAAACTTTATAAAAGCCTTAAGCCTGGCATACGAAGTATTGAAGCCACGGGACATAATGGTCACGTAGGCTAACAAGTATCGCGCCCGCTTTGGTCCCACGTACATATTAATAACTTCCATGTAACTCCGTAACGCGGGCTTGACCAACCTGACAACAGCTCTGGCAAAGCTTAAAAGATTGCTGCAGGATATATAGGTCATAGCGGGAACGTGCAAGGCAGGCTGAAAGTTGCCGCCCCCAACATCACAATAATAGTAACGCTCGAGGAAAGCTCTCTCAGCATTCCCAACATCGGCGTTAAACACACCGAGCTGAGTTTTGGGAGCGGTACCGACCAACTGTACCCACTCCCGACACTTAGGGGGTCGCCCCACGCGGTGAACCCGAAGGTTCATATGGCGCAAGTGAGTGCCAACGCTCACGCCGCTTACCCGCATGGGGCGCCCCTAATAAGCTGGCGCCCGCCCAGGATCGGGCGGACGA